TCCCATTCCAGACGCGAAAGGCTATAACAGAAGTTCCGGTAGCGAGGTGCCAGTTGCCCGGACAAATAATCTGAACGACACTGTTACCCGAAGAACTATTCCAACCAATATCGACTTCAAAGGTGAAAGGCTCCGTCCGCCCACCAAAGTTCCATTGTCCGTCCACATGCGCTATGGTTCCGACGCCGCTGAATTGTAAGCTACTTGCGGTTAAACCAGTGATCGTGGCTCCGCGCTTGTAATCAATAGCAGCACCATCGAAAGGATCGAGGACACACGTAGTCTTATCCCAGAAAGGATCGGTATTGAATGGCTCGTAGTCAACAGGGCCAATCGGATTCGGGGCTGTTGGAATGACAAACCCGGCATCAGAAGCATACCGAGCAACCCCCTTTGTTACCCGGAAATCATCCAATAAGCCCTCAAAATTATTCATACCACCAATAGACGATGAGTGGTTTCTACCCATCAAGATCAGCTTAGTATCAACCTTTCGGATTTCATTTGGAAAAGTCCCAGTTGCCACGGTTTGACCGTTGACATACATACGGACCGTCCCCTCGATGTCGCGCTCTACGCAGATGTGAGTCCACGTATTGGCTGGTAAGTCCGCTCCTTCGAGATTGAAGAAGTTGGCTTCCGTCCCATCGATCGAGGCTCTGAAAGTCAGGGCGTTGTTGTTGGTCCCAATGAACCAAGAACGCTCCGTTTTCAGATACCAGTTACCCATGATATAGCGGAAACCGCTAAACGCCGGACGATTGATCCAGCCCTCAATGGTAAAAGCCCCGCGTCCGAAATCGAACCGCTCTGGATTGCGATCGTAACGGATTCCCATGGTGTTACTGGAGACAGATTCAAATGCCTTTAGGAACTTAGCCGGCGTGTCCCGGATGAACAAAAACCCCCTATCTCCGTTCACATAGTCATTGTATTTCGACAGGTCCCGAAACCCCTTATCCGCTTGGAGAAGAAGAGAGACTTTGTTGTAGTAAGGATCACCGGGAATACCTAACGAGGCACTGGTCGTGGCTTGCAGGAGTCGTGTGGTGGGTTCAATTTCGTCGGCGTTTTTATTATTCCGGGCAAGCGCCTTGATACCCAATTGGCTGACGCGCACGTCGGGGATATTCTTGACAAGGCTCTGCACACCGATCTGAGCCAGACGTGCGTCAGGATCGCCCTTTACGAGCCCTTGGATGCCAATCTGAGTAACGCGTGCCGTCATAGTGTCAAACTAACTCGTGGTTGTAATGCATTTACAGAAAGAGGTGTCCAAGTTACATCACCATCAGGGTCTCTATTGAACACAGCTATCACAGGCCCATAGCTGGTCGATAATGTTGTCTCCAAACCTTCCGACACGATCCCGTTACTGACCACACCTAGCTTAATTGCCCGGTCACCTAATCCATCTTTACGAGCTATACCGAAGACCTTCACCGCCAAGACCTCGGTAGGGTTGCTGGCTAAGTCAGTGACTCCGAAGGAAGCTGAGCCCCCCACAGTTGAGCTTGAGATGTAAGTGGTGTCGCCATCCTCGCTGGTATCGTCCACAGCTTCCCACGCCGTTCCGGTGTTGGGAGTCCACCCGGTGATGGTCCCGTCCGCATTTGCGAACAAAGTCTCAACTTCGACATCCCCTAGGAAGTCATTGTTCTCGTCACCAGTTTCATCCCATAAGGTAATATCATCAATATCAACCACACCACCGAAAGCAAAAGCTAGGTTTAGCCTCACTGAATCCACCGAAACCGCACCGTTTACGTTGTTTGTGTCTCTTTCGATGTAAATGATGGTTTTTCCGTTGAGCTTTACTTCAAAGAATCCACCATCGACTCCGAAGTCGGCTGACCTACCTTTGACTTCGATATGATACCACTGCCCAAAAACCAGCGGGACAGGGTATGTCACGTTGGGATTACCTGTTCCACCGGCTGTGGTCGTATAAAGTCTACCGATGTTATCCATCTGTAAAGAGTATTGAGCAACACCATCACGCTCTACGCGATACAGGATGCGTCGGTTCGATTGACTTTCCATGCTTATGACACGGACACGGAAAGAAGCACCCATTACTGTCAAAGGCGGCGGGGATACAGGGACGAGAACCGAGCCACCACCGGAAACGATCCGGAGGGCTTTTCCTCTCCCAGATTCTGTATCGGTTACCAACGAGCAGCCTGCACCTACAGTTGAAAAAGTCCTTTGAACATCTTCAAGTGTCTCGAACTCGTCAAAACCAATTAACTCGTAAATCATACTCTTGTTCCTGCGAAACTCACCGAAAGGTTAGCTAATTCACTAACATCAGATGGACTAACCACTGACAAACGGTCTCCAGCAACAAACGATGCACCCTCAGCGGCTACGAATGTTCCTGTATTTTCTCCAAAAGCGAAGCTTACGGTTCCGATAACCGTGTCATTCTTCTTGATCTGGAAAGTCACAGGACCGATGGGTGTGATATTTGCGTAAGCGAACGATCCTTCGAAATTGATTGGGAGCGTGAAGTCCCGTGTAGCGGTGTAGGTGAACACTTCGAAAAGACCCGGAGGAACACCTTGGAAATACGAAGAAATATCGAAGTCCAATAAGGTGGAGGTCACCACACCAATTAGAGAGACAACTGCTGAGTATCGTCCGGGGCCGGTGGCGGAAGAAGTGGCGTTGTCTTGGATTATGACCGGTGGGTTGTTCGAAATACGACCAAAAACGCTTGAGCCATTAGCGGCGTTGACAGACGCCAATGTCGTCCAGTTTGCTGGTAAGCTGTTGTTTGAAGCTGCTCGATTGAAGGCAAAACCAAGTGCCAAATCTCGGTCAGAAGAACTATCACCATTCAAAGGAATGGTAGATGCAGCCGAACCACTTCGGAACCCAGTTACGCTGCGAATACCGGCCACTGTGCTACCAACGATGCTGACTGCTTGGACCACGCCGTTGAACGAGCCTCCAAAAGTTACGGTCACAGACCCGGACGATATATCAGCAGGTGTCATGATGCGTCCAAGCACAGCACCGTTTGATCCTGTTCCAATAAGGTTTGCGTATTGTGACCAACCAACAGGTGCTAAGGTTTCCCAGCCATGTCCTGTGAAAATAAGAACCAAATCACCAGCCACCGTCCCGCTCGGCCAATTGACCACAACGGAATTTGCGTTGAAAGCCTGTGCCGCGCTGGTTGCCCGGATACTAGGTGGGTTCGCCAAAGAGCTACCTACAACCCCACCGCCGGAACCACCGGTGACGTTGATCTCGACTTCACCTGCACCTGAATCGGTAACGGTAACACCGTCGCCGGTAAAGTTCAGGCGCGAAGCCTCGGAGATGACTTCCACCCCTTCATCTTCGATCGCCACAGCGCCGCCGCCGCCGCCCCCGCCTCCACCGGGGATGTTGACTTCTACCTGACCACTACCAGCGTCAGTGACAGTTACCCCGGCACCAACGAAGTTTATGCGGGCTGCCTCAGGGACGACCTCAACGCCTTCGTCGTCGATCCCTACAGCGCCATTACCGCCGCTGAAATAGGTCTGAGCGTAGCGGAACTGAAACCAATTAACGTAGGGAGAGTTGGAAGTGCTTCCCGCTGTCTTGGTGAATCGATAATATCTGAAAGCCGCCAAATTGGCGAACTCACGTTCAAGGTAGACAAGGCCGGCGACAGTGATAGGGGTCCAGTCCCAACCAGCATCAACGTCTACCCAGTTAACGTCATCGTTGCTCCCTTGGAAGCTCCACGTTCCCTGAGAAACACCGTTATTTTGGAAAATGCGAAACCCTTGAATGATCTTGGTATCACCCGATCCGAAATCGATCTTGACGATCTGTGATCCAGAAGAGCTTGAGAAGTAAAAATCATTCCGTGGCATCGTATCAAACGATGCTGAGATATTTCCCCCCCCCAGTCCGGAGAAGGTGATTTCAGCGCCGGGCTCCCAGCGTTGACCATATTTCCACGGGTTCTCATCGATCGTGAACGTGCTTCCGTCCGCGATTAAGGAATCAACTGTGATCGTGTTCGCCACATCATCGTGGGTGATCAGGATGTTGCTTCCCGCCACCAGCGCGGTAGCGATGGTGTCCCGGACGAACTCAGGGTCCGAAGCGGCCGTGATCGTGATCGTATCAGCCGCGTCGTTCGGGGTAATGGTGATGTTAGCCCCGGCCACCAGAGCCGAAGCCATGGTGTCTCGGATCGTTTCCGGGTTTGTCGCCGAACTGATCGTGATCGTGTTGGCCGCATCGTTGACATCGACAGTGATGTTCGTGCCAGCCACCAGCGTAGCACCGATCGTGTCGCGCACCGCTTCGGCATCCAGACCGCCGGATGCTGCGATGGTGATCGTATCGCCTAGATCATTTACAGTGATCGTGACATTGGCACCGGCCACCAGCGCGGTCCCAATCACATCACGCACGATTTCCGGGTCGGTCGAGCCTCCCCCGCCCCCGCCAGTCGCGGTGATTGTGATGGTATTTCCCGCGTCGTTCGGTGTGATGGTGATGCCATCACCAGCCACCAAGGCGGAACCAATCGTGTCGCGAATGACTTCCTGATCCATCGCCACCGAAACGGTGATGGTGTTCGCTGCGTCGTTGTGGACGATCGTAACGTTCGAGCCCGCGACCAGAGCGGAAGAGATCGTGTCCCGGACAACTTCCGGGTCGGTGGTCGAGTCGATCGTAATCGTGTCGGCTGCGTCGTTCACGTTGATCGTGATATTGTTCCCAGCGGCCAGCGTAGCGCCAACCACATCGCGGACTTGCTCAGCGTCCAGACCTCCTCCGCCCCCGCCTCCGAGCGAGTCTATCGTGATGGTTCCGGTCACGTCGTCATAGGTGATCAAGGTGTTCGAGCCGGCCACCAAGGTGTCCGCTACGATGTCTTGAATGACCTCGGTGTCCATCGTCGCAGCAAGCGAGATAGTGTTCGCCGCGTCATTGACGCTGATCGCCATGTTGGCACCGGCCACGAGAGACGCACCGATAGTGTCGCGAACCCCTTCGGCATCCAACGCACTAGTCGAGATCGTGATCGTATCCCCAGCATCATTGATCGACCACGACAGGTTTGTCCCGGCGCGTAGCGCCGCTCCTATCGTATCCCGAACCTGTTCGGCATCCAGACCGATCGAAGCAGCCGAGATGGTGATCGTGTTTGCCGCATCGTTGTTGACGATCGTAACGTTGGTGCCGGCCACCAAAGCTGTTGCCAGCGCATCGCGGGCGTTCTCGTCGGTGTAAGTAACCGGCGGTGTAATCCATTCGATACCACTGGCATCCGGCTTGACCGCCAGTAGCTTGTTCTCATTACCGATGATCGGCGGAATATCTTCCGCGCCCACGCCGCCTGACGACACAGTGTCGCCAAACACATCGTAGACATCGACAGCTACGCGCTTGATCCGCACGGTGCCATTTAAGGGCACAATGAGCGATCCACCGGCCGGTGCATTCACTGATACGCCCGGTGCCGGGACAATGCTCAAGGCGGCTCCGACCGCCACGTAGACATACCACTCACCATCCGCTGGAGTCGGATGATCGATGTTCGCTCGGATATTGAGTGTCTTGGTGCCTTCGTTGATGTAGCGCCGATACTGGAAGGTCTGAGAAGCATCGAGATTGCTGGTGGTCGTGTTGTCTGAAACGACCTCGGCGTTGATCTTCAACCACTCGCCGTCGATCCGACCATACAGCGATCCGTTCGACGGGGCTTCCTCAAGGAAGTCCAGCGGGATACCATTGATCTTGAACGTCTGGGGAACCCCAGATTCCCAAGGTGCCGGCGAGCGGTCACCTAAGCTGATCCAAGCGCTTCCGTCCCAATACTGGATCAGGAAGCGTGTGGTGCCGTATTGCGGGAAGGAGTCGATCGAAGACAGCCGAACGCGGCGCGGAGCCACAGGAGCCCCAAAGTCGTATTCGATCCAGACTTCACCGACGTAGGTGGCTTCGGTCAGCCAGCCGTCAGCCGGGTCAGTGTTGTTGTTGAATGCCCGGCTCGGTTCGTTTCCCGTCAGGAAGTTGGAAGCCGTAGCGGTCCCGGTCCCGGTGAGATCGATTCCATCCTGATCCAAGAACTCGACTTCACCGAAGCCTACCTGATCGGTCTGCTCAATGAACTCAGGGTCTCCCGGCTCCACACCCGGAGGGTTCTCAGGCCACACACCCGGCTCAAGCAGGAGGATGCGCCAGCGGCTGGCTTCTTGGAAGTTGACCGCTTCGGCGTCCGACGCTTCCACGAACTCAAGGCCAGTGGCAAGATCATTTACCCTAACGAGCTTTCCACCTTGCCCAGCATAGCTGGCCGGTGTGTCGGATAGCTCTGTGAAAGCACCAGCAAAATCAATTTCTGACCACTCGACACCGGTGGCTCCGGAATTGACTTTCAAGAATCGGTTAGCGTTACCTGCGAGTGTCGGGAACACAGCGGCGTCCGTGAACTCCAGAGCGGTTTCGGTCTCGTTGACGGACAAAAACTTCCCAGTCTGACCGGTGAAAGTCTCAGGGGCATCAGTCAGGGACAGAAACGTAATGACGCTCGGCGGTTCAGCCGCAACGCTCATGTCGAGCCCATCAGCGGCACTGATCAGGCGCGACTCTCCGTTCGGGATCGTGACGGTATCACCACCACCCGAAACAAAGCGAACGGTAAGGCCGTGGCCGCTAACATTCCGAACCACGATCACACGATTGTATGGGTTACCGTTGACCTCGATCGGAAAAAGCAACTCACTGGCTTCTGTTGCCCCGGCGGCTGTGAAAATGAAGTTCCGTGTTGCTTCGGGGACGCTCAGAGTAACGTTACCAGCAGCCATCGACACGGCCAACTTTGCGTTGGTCGCGTTTTCCAACGCGATGATCGCGTCGTTGATCGTGGTCTCTTTCCCGTTCTGAGAAGTCGAAACCTGCGTGATACCGAGGATGGGTGTGCTGGGCATTAGGGCTCTCTATGAGGCGACAGTGTATAGTCAAAATGTCGCTGGATGTCAATAAAATTCGGTCTGGTTCCAGCGTCCCTCACCTACCCGCTCGAAAGCGATCCACTTGGCGATGCCATCCACCACACCTTGTTCGGTGATCCGGGCCACAAAATTTGTGGATGATCCCAGTGTCGAGAGTGGGAAGCTGATTTCCAACGGAAGGTCTTGCCCGTTGGAATCAAAGATCGGGACATGCTCAACCAGCGTAGGTGGGAGGTTTGTATCGATCACCTCGAAGCCTCGACCCGGCCACACCTGACAGGCGATCTTGGACGTTTGCTTTGCACCTTCCTTGAAGTGGATGTTGCTAATCCCATCCTGCAACGGAGCAATAATCCGCGAACGACGTTGAACCATGATGGTGATGTCAGAACCATCGTCGTCGATCTTGATGTCTTCCGGGGTGTAAGGCATGAGATCGCGAGGCTGGAGGTCTGCCCGGACTGGGATTGCATCTGCAATAATCTGCCCAGCGGTGACAGCAACGA